TTGTTATTCAGAGAAAATCCGACCGAGAGATTGATCGGAGCTATGCCGGTCGTTAAATTGACGGCGGACCCTGTATATCCTGTTGCCTCAATTGCGCTAGATGTTCCTAGCCGGAGTGTCGGGAAAGCGGTCCCATTCGTGCTCATGCCTGAAAGATAGAGCTCGATCCAACGCGTCCCACTCGGGATACCGGTAAAGTCCACAGCCGCGCCAGAGAGAGTAACGACCGTTCCCTCGGTTGCGCTTTTAGCGTCCACATACTGCTTCGTTGCGGCGTGGAGTGCGCTTGTCGGGTCCCCAGAGAGCGTGAGCAGCCCGGTCATGGTGTCGCCGGATTTTGCTACGGCTCCGAGCGTTGCCCTCGCAGTTGCCGCATCGGGGTCATCGAGAAGCGTGCGAGCAAAACTCGTGAGCGTGGCGAGTGCGGCACTAGATGCTCCCGTGTAATAAGGCAGCCGATCAGCAGCAGGGGTGAGGCTGGAGAGCGCAGATAGCGCAGCCGTTGCTACGAGCAACCCTAGGTTAGGACTGCCGAGCGCGCCGATCTCCACCCAAGCGGTGTTCGCCGCGTTGCGCATCTTGAGCTTACCGCTCGTGGTATCAGCCCAGAACTGATGTGCGTAGGTAGGCGCAGGTTGCGTCGGTCCAGCATTCTGCGAGACGATGGCAGCAAGCGCGTTGTTGAGATCAGCTAGGAACGATGCCCCAGGTTGATCGGCGATCTGATAGTCGTGTTGTGCCATTCTCAGTATCCCTTAGCAATCCAATCGAAAGTTCTGTTCACAGGGGAACCGGAAGCGTTTCGGAACGTAACGTTAAACCCTGAAACGCTTCTATTCGTGACCTCGTAGTAGTCCCCGGTCTGCATGTTCTCGGCGGTGATCGCTATCGCCTTCACCGCCTTGAACGGTAGCGTGAACGTGATCGTCTTCGTCCCAACTCCAGACGCTACTTGTTTGTCCTGTTCGATCCGATCCGGCATGTCCACCGTTATCTCCAGCTCCTTGACGACAACGTTGTGGGTGCGCGATGCCGATTCGAGCACGAGGCGGAACTGGAACGCCCGTGCCGTCCAGTCCGCCACCACAAACGGCTGCCATGCGCTCCATGTCGGTGAGGCGCCAGGATCGTCATTGGTTGTGCGCACGTAGAGCCGCGCCGTAGCGTCGGTCACCATCTGGCCGACGATGGACGGCCACAGCGACACGTCGTCTGTGCGCCCCGCGATGGTGTCCGCCTCGTCGATAGTTTCGACATAGAGGCGAGCCGTCAGGCGCGAGGTATAGACAGCGCCGAGGTCCACTGTCGTTGTGGAGATATATTCGCCAGACGAGCGCACGCCGCCAAGGATAGACAGGCGTGGCCAGACGCCCACGTTGTCCGTGCGCGAGGCGACGGTGTCAACTGAGTCGAGCTTGATGCCACCCCAGTCCAAGCCGTAAGCCACGCCGTTTTTCGTCCCCACCCAGGATGGGTGCTCAGTGACGGTATCGACGACATTCAGCGCGAGCACATCCGGCGCGTCGGTCGAGACCGATTTGGCATTGACACTCTCGTTACCGCTCGAATCAACCCACTTCGCGAGATACGTGCCAGAGAGGAGCGGCAGCACCGCGCTGGTAGCCGAGCCAGGAATGGCCGCGCCGATGTCTACCGCGTTCGTCCAGCTCGCACCAGTGAGTAGCGGCGAGTGACGGACGCGGAGACTCCCGCCCACGATCACGTCGAGGTCGACTGCCGGCGCGAACGTCAAGTGCGCATGCCCGCCCAGGGCCGCGAGTTGCAGCTCGGCTACATCCGCGGGCGGCAGCGTCTTACCATAGATCGTTTGCTGCTTGATAGTCGATAACGAACGCCTACCGAGAGAGTCTACTGCACGCACAGCGAACTCATGGGTGCCAGGCTGGATCGGCGCGATGTCGTAGCTCGGCGCGGTCACCACGACCGTCTGCGGATTACCGCCAGCCAGGTCGCGCCACGACACCTCGTAGCGGTCTGCCCCGAGCACCGCGTCCCAAGAAAGGTTCGCCTTCGCGCCGACGATCCCGGGGCCGACGAGGTAGAGCGCCTCGGTCACGACAAGGTTCTGCGGCGCCATGGGCGCGCCAGCGGAGAGAGACGACACCGGCAGCGGCTCGAGCACGAGGTCCTGCTCGATCGCGGCGTATTTCTCAGGTCGATGTGCGAGAGCCGTGACCTCGATGATCATGCCCGGCTCCACCTCGCGCACGCTCACCACGCGCCAGGTCGTAGGCGCGAGGTCGGATGCGGCGAGCACCCAGACGGCCTGCGCCTGCGGCGCGGCGGAGAAGGCTGGCGAGACGGTAAGCACCGCCTGCGATCCGGCACCCGTCGTCACCGCGCGGGTCTCCACCGTTCCATCCGGCAGCTGCACGGAGAGCTGGTAGCTCTTGCCGGCTTCGATGGTCACCGGCGCATCGAGCGTGACGCTGCCTGCGGTAGCCGAGACGATGCGCCCGCCGAAACGCCTGCCAGCGCGAAAGGCATCCTGCACCTGGATGACGGCGCCGGGATAGAGGTAGACGCCCTCCAGCCCGCAGCGGAAGGTGACCGTCTCGGTCTCCATGCGCTCGGTATAGAGCAGCCACCGGCCCACGCGGTGCGCCTGCCCGCGCGAGGCGCACCCGACGGCGACGATCTCCGTCTCCTGCACACCGTAGCGGGCGATGCCCTCGACGTCCTCCACGTACTCGATCTTCTGCCGGTACATGTCGGAGGGATCGTTCCAGGTCACGAGCGCCACCGTGTGGCGGCTCCTAACGCTGGAGCCAGAGTAGGTAAAAGCACCGTCGACTACATTTGCAGGCGTGAAGAGCGCCACCGGATCGGACGGCATGTCCGCCACCGCCGTGAGAGCGCCCTGGCTCCACCAGGCCATGCCGCGGAAGATGGACGCCATCTGCCCAATGACGGTGAGCGCCTCCTGTCGCGTCTGAAGGTAGAGGTTGCACGCGAAGCGCGGCTCCACACCGCCAAAGCCGTCGGGCACGAGCTCATCGCAGTAGCGCCCGATCTCGTATAGCGCCCACTTGTCCACTTGCGCCGGATCGATGTAAGCGCCGAGCCCATATCGTTCGCTGGTGAGCAAGTCGTAGAAGCACCAGGCAGGGTTGTCCGTCCAGGCGATCTTGAACGTGCCGTCCCAGACGCCGCTGTAGCTGCGTGTTCCTGGGTCGTAGTTCGTCGGCACCCGCACGCGCAGGCCCTTGATGTCGTAGCCGCGCCGAGGAATGCGATTGAACTGCGCCGCGTCGATCTGGATGGCCACCAACGCGGTGTTGGGATAGGCGAGCTTCGCGTCGATGATCTCTGTGTATGAATCCCAGAACGTCTTGTTCTGTAGGTTGCTCTGCGTGCTGTCGGGCGTGATGCGCCGCATGCGGATGTCCCACGGGCCGGGCGCGGGCAGGTCGATGCGATAGCTGCGCTGGTAGCGGCTGGTGGTCTTGCCACTGATGGTGTCGCGCTTGACTTCCTGCCACCCGCCGCCGTTGTTATTCACGTCGATGGCGATCTCCACCGACGTGCCGGCGAGATCACCGGTGCTCGGGTTCTGGTAGGTGAGCTGCGGAACGGACACCGTTACGCGCACGGCGGAGAGGTTGACGTTCGACACCGAGCGCACGACGGGCGTGGCGGCCTTCACCTCGGTGGCCACGGCGATCTCGGATTCCACCGCAGCGAAGCCGGGAATGTAGTCCTGCGCCTGCGTGCCGTTGCGCGTGATGACGCTGACGCCGCTGAAATTCGTGCTCCCATCGGGATTGCCGATGGGCGTGTCGTCGAGGTAGATCGACTGCAGGCCGGCCACCAGCCCCTCGATCTCGCCCTCGGAGATCGCGTCGATCACTCGCGCGTAGGCGCGCGATCGCAGGCTGTCAGGCGCTTCGGTGGGGACATGTGTGCTCCCTCCACCGCCACCCTTGCCGCCGCCACCCGCCCCACGAATCGGCGGCCTGCTCATGCCGCGTACTCCTCTGCGACCAAACCGGCAGAGATCACCTGCGAGCCGACAATGAGCCGCCCGTAGCAGACCGGCACCGGGTTGCCTTGGGCCGTGGTGTTCAGCGGCCCGTCGAAGGCGAAGCTCGGCCTGTTCTCCGGCCGCTCCGGCGTGCCAGGCGTCTTCGGCGTCGGTGCGAGCATCTGCGCGACACCACCGAGCACGAGCCCGACGCCGATGTTCGTCGCAAGATATCCTGCAAAATACGACCCACCCAATGCCCACGCTGAGCCAAGTGACAGCCCAGCTCCGCCCGTAATGAATCCCACGCCGATGAGCGCAGCTCCCAGGATCACACTGCCAAAGCCTCGCCCCGCTCCAGCCACGACGGGCACGATCTTGATGGCGTCGTCTGCCGGATACGCGAGCGTCTCAAGCGTGCGCGGCGACTTGCCGACCAGCACGCGGTAGCCCGGGCGCGAGTGCTCGATGAGATATCGTCGAAAACCAGGCAGCGTCACAGCAAGCGCCCGGACAGCCTCAGCCGGCGTGCGGATGTCATACTGGTGCCGCCGCCCGAAGCGCTTGCCCAGGTGCCCGTAGAGCAGCACGATCATGCGAGGCTCCTGTGCCGCAGCACGTGCGTCGTCACCTTGCGCCACATGCCGCCGTAGATGTCACGACTGCTGAGCCGCCCGTGGCAGTGGTGCAGCAGGTAGCCATTCACGTCGATCACTCCGGCGTGATTCGGCACCGGAGCAGCCACCTGCATCAGCACCGCATCGTGCGGGCGCAACTCCTCAGCCGGCACCTCGATGAACCCCTCCTCTGCGAAGTGTTCGACGTAGAGGTTCTGGCCCCTCAGCCACCAATCATCCTCGCGCGGGTAGTCACGAAGCGAAATGCCGAGCGCGGCGTAGTAGTCGCGCACGAGCGTGTAACAATCGAACACGCCGTGCACGAACGGCCGCCCGACGAGCGGCGGGGTGTAGCTCTCCGGCTCGATAACACGATAGGCGCCCGTAGGCCAGCCGACGATGAGCCACGGCAGCCCTGTCCTGCCGCACATCACCCGGTCGGCGTCGGATGGATCCGGCGGAAGATACGGATGACTGTGGCACACCGCCACGACTTCTCCTGCATCCTCCGCGGCGGCCTGATCTTCAGGATGGACGGCGAACTCGGCCTCTCCGGCAACGTTGCGGCAGGGCCAGTATTTGAGTCGCCCCTTGACGACCACGGCGAGACCGCAGCATTCCCTCGGTGCCTCAACCTCAGCGTGCGCCAAGACGGAGGGGACGACAGACTTCAGCGCGATCATCGGACCAGCCCCGCTCCAGGAAAGGCTCCGAAGGGCAGCACAGCATGCTCGCCGAACCGCAGCTTGCATGACCTCAGCCGCTTTCCGCACTGATCGCGTGCTGAATCACTCGTCGGCTGGTCGTTGATGTCAGCCACAGGCCCGCCGGTGTATCCGCACTCGGCAGAGCGGTAGCGCCAGGTGCAGACGTTCTGCACGATCTGGCGACGCGGCAGCATCACGCCGGCCACGTCGAAGGCGGCCGCCAGCTCCCACTCGATGAATACCGCGTTCTCGTTCGCCTTGCGATCCACGAACCAGATCTCGCGGTCGAGATACTGATTCGGGTCGGCCTGCGGATTGCCGCCAGCGAAGTTCGCGGCGTCGAGATACCGCACGAAGGTGCGCGTGCGGGTGAGCTTCGCGCCGACGAGACCAGCGAGAGACAGAGCCATCGCGCCCAGCACGCCGGAGACGTTCGCCGCGCGGATTGTCGGACGCGGGAGCCTCCCCTGGCCCGAGCGCTCGAAGCCGCTCGCCTCGATGGGATATCGCACGTAGGTGTTTCCGGCCCAGACGATGTCGTTGCCCAGCTCGTTCGGCCCGTGCGGTGTAAAGCGGAGCACGTCCGCACCACCGATCACAGTCGTGTCGAGCTCGTAGAGCTCGATCACGGCACCGGGCTCGAGGCGTTGAACGTCCGCACGCGACGTCATACCCACACCTCCTCGAAGGTGCAGGAGATCTCGCCGTAATTCGGCTGGGTGAGGCTCCTGCGCCACGTGCGGCATACCCACGTGCCCGCCGGACCACGCGGTGGGGTCCAATCGAAGGCCTCGACGCCGCCGCGCGCCGCGAGAAATGCCTCGATGGCATCGAGCTCGTCATCGTGCCGCACGAAGCGCAGCGACCAGCGACGCGGAGTTGTGCGGATGCCATGCGCTACGCGCTGCTCATAGCCGTCGCCGAAGCGCGCCACGCGCACGCGCGGCGTGATCTCGACCTCGATGGCGTAGGATGGGATGGCGGTAAACGCTGGCATGTCTTAGGCCGCGAGCAAACCCCCAGGGCGCTTCTCGGAGATCAGGACCCCGCGAACGGCAGAGGCGATCCGCCGGCCGAGCTCCGCGGCCTCCCCGGCGTCTCCTTGTAGGCGAGACCCCGAGGCATCGACAGCGATCGAGACGTTGTAGGTGTTCCCGCCGCGGCTCCCGAGTGCGCGCAGCTGACCCGGCGTGAACACTGCCTCGCCGCGGCGCAGGATCGCCGGCACCTCATCCGGCGCGAGATAGGCCCCCGCGTGTAGCCTCGGCGCACCGATGAACGCCGCGGCGGGCACAGCGCGCGTCGGGCCAGCCTCCACCCCCACGATGCCACCGCCGTGTTTCACGGCTCCGAATACCGACGGCAGCAGGTCGCCCAGTGCCATGGCGAGCGGCTGGGTGATGCCGCGCTGGATGGCGATCCGCGCGAGGTCGGCGATGATGGAGCTCGCGAATTCGCGGAAGGAGAGCTTGCCCTTGGTGACGAATTCGACGAGCGCGTCCTCCATGCCCTTGAACGCGCGGCCCACCGCCTCCCTGGCCGACTGGAAAGTATCCACGACGGCGGTGGCGTAGTCTTTGAGGCCGCTTTGCACCCCCTCCAAAAAGGATTTGTCGCGCGCTGTGTCGATCATCTCGCGGATCTTGTCGAGCGCGGCCTGGAGCTCCGCGAGCCTCTTTGGATCGGAGGTCACCGCCATGAGTGCCTCGATCTTGGGGATGAGCTCCCGTTCGAGCGCTCGGCCCTGCTCGCCGATCGTCTGGCGGAGCTTCTGGCGGGCGGTGGCTTCTGTCTCCAGGCCCATGATCACACGCGATTGCAGGCTCGATTCGGTCGCCTGGATGATGGATTGAGCGCGGCTCATGGCCTGCTCGATGCGCTGGTAGCGGTCCTGGTGCTCGGCAAAGGCGAGGTCGGCGAGCTTCGCCCGCGCCTCGATGTCGAGCTTGGCGAGCTCGATCCGGGCGACCTCGATCTGGGATGCGAGATCCTGCGCACGCTCTTGGATCTTCGCTCGGTCATCGGCGTCCTTGCCTCGAAGTTGGAGCACCCGCGCCCGCTCGGCTTCCAGCATCGAGATGAACTGCTCCTGCGCGGCGCGTTCGGCGCTCACGCCCCGGCCGATGATCTCCCGGCGGGCGGAATAGTAGCGCTCCAGATCGATGCGCTGATCTTTGTATGCATGCTCATATGCGCTCGTCGCAGACTCGAGGCTCGTCCGCAGCAGATCGAGTTCCGCGCGCGTCTGTTGCTGCAGGCGCCGCGCGGCGGCACTCCCCGCAGAAAGTAGAGATTCGATTGACGGCGTCTGTTTGTATCTCTCCAGGATCGCCCGCTGTGCCTTGGCGTACTCTTCCGCGCTCATTGCGCCTTGTTGGTAAAGCGTGCGCAGTTTGCGCAGATCGTCCTGGAGCTTTTCGTTGTCGCTGCGGAATTGACGGATGAATTGCTCGTATGCTTCGCGCGCCCTCTCCTGCCTGCGCCTGATTTCGGCCTCGCTGTCGCCGCTGTCGCCGGCCGTGGCGCTCGTACTTGCGCCGGCGCGCATGCCGACGATGCGTTCGCTGCTGTAGCCAAGAGTGAAGAACATCAGACGCTCGAACCATGTGCCGGACTCGATCACGTTCTTCATGTCCTTGAGGTAGGAGGACAGCGAGCCAAACACAGCGTCCACCGTGCCCTTGACCACTCGTGTGCGCCCAATGGCCTCCAGCAGATCGTCC